AAATAACTTTCCGTGGTGGCCGGTGGCTAATCCCATTGTGTATTTTATCTTGTTCGTCATTATTGGTCTAGTTCTATTTGGTGGCGCAAAATTCATAGGATAACTAATGAGTATTAATGATCGCCTTAGACTATCTGATAAAGGCTATCAAGTGCTTCATGAACGTGAGGCGCTAAAACTCACCGCTTACCTTGATAAGGTAGCGCACCCTCCAGTTTGGACTATCGGACTTGGACATACATCTGCTGCTGGACCGCCTAAAGTTGTTAAAGGAATGGTAATCACACCTGAGGAAGCTGAAGAAATCTTCCGACGCGATAGTCAAAGATTTCGTAATGAAGTTATTAATTTAGTCACTGTTCCTGTAGAACAACACCAATTCGATGCATTGGCATCGTTTGTTTTCAATATTGGATCACACGGATTTAAACGTTCAACAGTTCTTAGAAAGCTCAATGCTAGAGACTATGCTGGCGCAGCAGATGCTTTTCTTATGTGGAATAAACCACCGCAAATTATGAGTCGGCGTCGAGGCGAATATTATCAATTTAAAGATGGACGTTATGAGGCGAGAGTACCATGACTCTTGGCGGCGCAGCAAGTGAGACTGTCAGTGCGCTTAAAGCGTCACCTAGTTTATTAGTCATTGTTCTTTTAAATATATTGATGGTTGGCGGACTTGGATATTTCATGCTAAATGCACAAGCCAATAATAAACATCTTATTGAATTGCTTATCGCTAAATGTGCTGATGGACATGCCGATGCCCAATCACAATAGCGATGAACTTGAAGAACTTTATGCTAAGTTAGATGAGGCGCTGGCGCGCCTCGATCATATCGAAAAGTCACTTGAAGAATTAAAAGTAGCACTTGGGTTTCCTGCTAGGCCCGGAGACCAAGAGAAGTAAAATGAACTTTTAATTCTTCATTTTCCTTTTTCAATTTTGAAATAATTTCTCTTTGAATTAATAAATTATCTTTAGTATCTTTGGATATTTCTTTTTCAAAGAAAATAGCCATTAAATTAAGATTGCTGCAAGATTTGCAAGCCGGAACTCTAAATGAGTGTCCGCTAAATTCAAAATATTCAAAATTAATAGTATATTCATGGCATACGATACAGCAATTTTCGTAATTGTGGAGATAAAAATAATACATTATTTATTTCCATACTTTTGGATAAGTCTTTCAGCCTTTGCTAATTTTTCCTTTTGTTTTTCTCTGAAGACTTTTACTCGACAATTTGTTGAACAATAAATTTGTTGTGGTCTCCATTGTTGAAATCTTTTTCCACAATTTTCACAATTTTTATGAACATGTTCCTTTACTAGCATTGGCTTTCCTCCAACATTTTTGTATTTTGTAATTTTATAAGGATACATTTGATAATTTACCTTTTATATCTGTAGCTTCCCGCATAAATAGTTTAGAGCTAGTTCGGACCCTGGACCATGCAGTTAAACGTGTTTGCAAGTAGTCTAGAGGCGTTACTTCGCTCTAGTGATCGCGAAAAAGCCCTAGCAAGTTGTAACGACTCTAGCACGTTACGTTACGCCTAGCAACCCTGAAAATCAGATAAGTCTATCTAATAATTAGTTAGCAATTTCTTGTAGCTCGTGAATAATCATTATATCATATGCCTTAATTAATATATTTTCCATATGATGATGTGCATCGCATAACAATTCAAATGGCCCTATCATATGCCTTTCAAAAAGCTCAATGTTATAGTCATTTTCATGTTTTCTGATGCATTCAATTATATACATTAGCTATTCCCTATTGGTGATTTACCTTGCAAAACTCGCTGTCTATCGCGCTCTTCTGGAGTTAATGGCGGCGCGCCATTGAAAGATGTTTTATATCCACGATTTGTTAGCCATCTTACACTTTCACTTAACATATCATCAGTAGCATCTAGCCATTGTAATCTAGCTTTATGAACTGCTACTAATGGTCCTTCTATATTAAGCCATTTGCCAGGCGGTGGTGGTGGTGCGAAATCGCGCGCAGCTTTTAACGTTGGATTGCGAAATAGTTCATCTCGTTTCTTTAAAAATTCTTTAAGTTCACTCATTATTTCTTCCTTTCTGCTCGCCAAAAATATGCTGGCTTACTATCTGATTTAAATATCTCCCACGGTTCCTCGTTTTCATCACTCTTTTGAATTAAGCAATTGGCTATATGTAATACTGATTGTCTAGGGTATCTTGGGGCTTGTCCAGGACTATAGACTTTTCCAGCTAGCTCTAAAGTATTGATATAGCTTCCGTCCTTCGGTATGATATCTAAAATTCTCTGTTCCATTGGAGAATACTTAGTCTTAACTTTATCCATTTTAATCCCTTAACGTGGAAGGGGCGCTCCGACAGAGCGCCCCTTTTTATTTCACTCCGCTGCTTTAGCTTCGTCGCCTTCGCTTTGATATTCGATCTTGACAGGAACAAAGTTGAAGTATGTCTCTTCATCCTTTTCCTTAACCGTGATTCTCCACGGCTGCTCATGCTTCGAGAATAGATAATTGACGAAATTGACAGTAGACATCACCTTCTTAGCAGTGACTTCTTCCTCCTCTTTCGGATCATCCGAGAGGTTCTTCATAAGTTCTGTTGAAGTAATCGACCCTTCGTGATCGATGACCCAAGCTGCGACCTTGGCGCGACGGCTAACGCTTGTCGTTCCAATTTCATTAAGAATTTTGGCCGCTTTCTCTGTGCAACCCAAACTCTCGATGAGCTTGGCAACCTTGTCCGTTTCTGTTTTTGGCTTCTTTTCCGAAGGTTCACCGGAAGCTGCCTTCTTTCCAGGAGTTTTGAGGACGAAGGTTCCTTCCTCAATCGCTTTGAGCCCGTTCTCAAATTCGAGCTTCTTCGCTGCGATTTTTTCCTCAGTTGTTTTCTTTGGAGCTTTTGGCTTCTTTTCAACAGCAGTTTCGACAATGCGCGTCTCATCTGCTGTCTTAAGAATTTCTACAGATGTTGGTAATGTACCATCCTTCTTGATGGGTTTGCTGCTTTCTCCGCCGGAATATTCCCAAACTCGAACAAGTGCAGGCGGTACAGATCCATCATCAGAAATATCAATTTCGCCTATCATAGCATTTCCGATTGCTTTGGAAAGCTGTTTTGCATCAACTCTGGCGCCTTTCTCCGTGTAATGTTCATTTGCCACTGTCTTATCGCCAACAGTGTAGCGTACTTGAAAGATTTTGCTCATACATGATCTCCTGTTAAGACGTTGGGAAGTTGATCAACGCCTAAATACAGACTAGCACAGTTGCGCTAGGATTGCAAGCAAAAAATGCTTTTACCTGTGAATTCAGTGTAATTTTTCAGCTGTATTAATTCTCGATTAGAAGTCTAATATCATCTAAAGCAAATGATGCTAAATCTTTTTTAGCTTTCAAATTATCTGTGACAGCCTTGTCAACTGTACGATCTGCCATTATGTCAAATACCGTGAGTGCCCCTCTCATTCCCATTCTGTGGATTCTATCTTCAGATTGTAACCTATGAATTAAATTAAAAGAATTATTGAAATAAATCATACTTTGGCAACCACTTTCTTGCAAATTACCTCCGATACCTTTGGCTTGATTTGATAACAATATCTTTTTCTTACCAGTTTTAAATTCATCATTATGCTCCATAGATACTATATCATTACCAAAATCTTCTTTGAATATAGTGTATATTGATTTAAGATCTGGGATGAAGCGCGCCCAGATAATGACCTGTCCCTCAATTTGTTTTACCATATCTAATGCAATATGTGCTCGCTCATAAGAGAATATTTCATAAACTCTTTTGCTTGCAATCTCATTTTCATCATCATCTGGTAAAAATCCTGAACAAACTTGTTGTAATCGAATCAATGCTGCCAACGCATTTTTGGGCGCAACTATGTTACCAGATTTTAGCTGTGTCATAAAAGCATGTTTGATATTTTCATAATGCCACCGTGTCTCATTGCCTAGCATATAGGTTCTTTGGGCATAGATTTTTTCTGGTAGATCCAGACATTCTTTTTTAGTTTTTCGATAACAATGATTAGCAATAATAGAATAAAATTCTTCCACATTTTTACTTCCAACAACTTCATGCCCAGTATAACCACCTTCCTCTATGAAGCGCGATTTGAATGCTGTAATATAATTGATACCAATAATTCGCGGATCAAGAAACATAAATTGACACCAAATATTAAGTAGGCTAGTGGCAATAGGAGTTCCTGTCAAAACTCTACGAAATTCTACCAATTTACCGAAAGCAATAGTTTGTTGAGTTCTATTTGAACTATAATTGCCTATTTGATGCGACTCATCTATAATCATCATAATACGACTTTTAGCTTGAATATTTTCAAATATTCTTTCGCCTTTTTTGGTAAATCGTATATCAAATCTACCTCCAAATAATCTTATAAATTGTAATATAGCAAAATCTCCATCTTTAGTATTAACTGAATCTATATTCAAAGAAAATATATTGAGTGCTCCATGTATCTTTAATTCACTAGATTCATAGGCACTTCCATTTTTCCATAATGTCATATTTAATGGAATTGTTGGATCGATATGTTTTGGAATTTCTTCTGCTATCCATTGTTTATGCACACCTTTTGGTGCTAAAATTAGTACAGCATCAATTTTCTTTTCCATATATAAAATACAATAATTAGCAATTGCCAATGCAGTCTTACCCAAACCCATTTCTAGGAACCAAGCAAATGCATGACGAGAACAACTAATGTTCAAAGCTTCTGATTGGTGATTTTTTAAAGTTAATTTAGGATGATAACTATGCTTTATTGGATCTATCGATGATAACATATTTCTTATTTCGTCAATTTCCTTAATATCATTAGATGCATCTTCCCATTCTATATTAAATCCTGATTTATTTAATCTGTCTTGATTCCAAGGAGAACCCTCAACACGTACATATTTGGATGAAGACCAAATTTTTCTTCCACTTAAAGTGGAAAGAATTTTCAAAAATGATAATGGAAAAGGTCCGTAAATAGTAAATTTTCCACTCTCTGCTACGATTTTCATAAAAATAAATCCTTTCCTACATAGTTTTTTGATATATTAAGTTTTATAATTTTTGAAATATGTACTTGACTAACATTAAATTTGATTGCTAAATCTGTTTGATTATATTTCTTTGTAAAATATAATTGACAAATTTCTATTATTTCTTGTTGGTTTAAAACATCTCTCATTTTTGGTTTTTTCAGTCTTTTATTTTTTCGTTGTTCATTCCAAGTAGCCCATTTACAATTATTTGGTTCATAATTTCCATCATTATTGACGCGCTCCAATGTATATTCAGATTTTGGCTTTTCACCCATATCTATCATAAAATTCTCAAATGAATTAAGCCATCTTTCACATATGATTATTCCACGACCAGAATAATTTTTAATTAATATTGGATTTTTACTTAAACATCTGTTCCTCATAGCTTTCCATGCTAAATATTCACTAAAATGTTTATGTCTTAGTTCATAATGATCAGATTTAGCAAATCTACCAAGATCACTTCTTAGATTATTAGACATTACTATCTCCTTCTATCCTGATGCTTTGTTGTGAGTTTTACTTAATTTATCCATTCTATGTTTAAGTTCTCCGATTTGTTGGGCAAATGCTGTAAATAATTCCTCTAATGCTTTGATATCTCCACTTAATTTAGCAATTTCTGGATCTTCAGCAAGTTCACCAAAACCTTCTCGACGGCATTTAATGACAAAATCAAGGGATACATCCTCAGTTTTGGAAATGCGCTCATCCGACCAACCTTCTCTGTAAAGTTTCTTCACATCATCAAAATGCTCCTCAAGAGCACGATATATTCGCCGTTGAATTTTAGGGTCTGGTTGAATTGCTGGCACTGGTGGCAGAACTGGTCGTTTCAACTCATCTTCCTTTCTTTCAATCTTCTGTTTTTCCTTAGCTGATCTAGCACATTGTGTTGAACAATATTGAGATACTTTACGATTAAATATCCAACCTTGTCTGGTAAAGTGTGTTAGTAATTGATTTACACTATCGAATGATGCATGGAAACAACTTGATTCTCTACCATCATTTGAACAAGTAACAATCCATCGTATTTTACCTTGACCATCTTGTATTTTACGAAAACCATAAAAAGCTGCATCAGCCTCAAGTTGCAAAACCTGCTGTTTGCCTGTGAATTCTTTTTTCATGCAAACAAATCTCGGCCCTTTAATACTGGTTTTTTGATCTCAATTTCTGACATTTTACCCAAATATCTAATTCCTGAGATAAGTATCATTCTGAATCCTCTAGGAATGTGACCTTTGATAGCATATAGAGAATCTCCTTGACCTGCTATTTCTTCAATTTTCTTTCCATGTGTTAGATAATCATATCTATCAATCTTACATAGAATTTCATCTGTATCGTCATGCATGAACATATTTAAACTCCAAGATGGACCTTCAATACGTCGTCCATCTCTCTTTGACAATGAATGCAGATCATTTTCATCTCTAGGTTGTAGTCTTTTAACTAATCCAAGTATCATATATTCTCCATTTAATCCAGCATATAAATCACAAATATTGGTTGGCTTAGAAACTATTTTCAATTTCTCTAAATCTAACTTGTGTATAGCATCAAGAATAGGTGTTAATGAATCTATCTTTGTTGATGCATCTTCCAACTTAGCCAATATTCCAGGCGTTAATGGGGCGCCACCAGGTTTGCGTGACTCCAGTATCTTTCTAACAGTGACAGGCCCGACGCCTCTGATATTTGTTAAAGGACCGATTAGAATTTTCTTTCCACCTTCTTCCTTAATTGTCCATCTATCAGCAGATGTTTGAATGTCTAAAGGCTTATATTTGACTCCTTCTATGTCTAATTCACGAAGTAATCGAAGTTGCTTCATAGGCTCATACTCATTATCTAAAGTGGCTGCCGCAAATTCTACTGGATGATAAGCCTTTAGCCAACAGCAGTAGTAAGTAATCAAAGAATACGCAAGCGCATGTGAAAGATTAAAGCTCCAGGCACCCATTTGAATCAGTTCTGCCCAAATAGTGTCAATAGTCTTTTCATCTAGTCCTGTTTCAAGTGCTCCTTGTTTAAATGGTTCACCTAATGTTTTCATTTCTTCTACGCCTAATGATTTAGACATTGCCTTTCTGATTTTTGTAATACCACGAAAATCCATTCGTCCTATGTCGCGACATATATTCATTACTTGCTCTTGGTAAACTACTTCTCCATATGTTGTTTCTAAATGCGGAATCAATAATGGATGATGATAAGTTGCTGGTTCTGTACCCATTCGCTTCCTTGTCCAACGAACTGCACCACCAGCCGCAACTGGTCCTGGCCGCGATAATGAAGTAATCGCAACTAAGTCTCCTAATTTATCAGTATGTATTGATTGGAATAAAATCTGTAAACTCTTTCCATTAGCTTGGAAAATACCTGAAAATTGTTTCTTATTGAGTACATCGAATGCTTTTTGATCATCTAATGGCAGCGCCTCCAGAAAACCGTTCTTTGGTTCTTTCCCAATTAGTTCGAGTGTACGTTCAAATACAGATAGTTGGGAGAGGCCAAGAATATCAATTTTAAGAATATTAAGTATTTCGGCGTCGTACTTGTCTGCCATGATTGCAGAAGTACGCCCATCAATAGCCACGTAATCAAGTACTGCACCACTAGTAATAGCAATTCCCGCAGCGTGTTGACCTGCATTAGTAGCATGATCTTCAACTTCAAAAACAGCAGAAATTTCTGGATATTCATCAAGTAGTTTCCTTCCTATTTCTGTGTCAGAAAATGTTTCCTCAAATGTCTGTAAGGCACGGCTATCTTTTGATGATCTCTCTATAAGAGTATCAGCTACCTTGTCACATAGCCATTTTGGAATGCCGAGAGATTGCCCAGCAGTATTTAGAATACTTCTTGGTTTATAACTCATTACTGAACCAAGCCGTGCTACATGCTCTACGCCATATTTATGTTTGATATAATCGAATACTAAATGACGCTTAGTGTCGCTAAAATCAAGATCAATGTCAGGAAGATCAGCGCGCGTAACATCAATAAATCTTTCAAATAATAGCCCAAACTTAATAGGATCAATAGTTGTGATACCAGTAAGATAACAAAGTAACGACCCAGATGATGATCCACGGCCCGGTCCTACTATCATATGTTTCTTGGCGAAATTTACCAAATCTGCCACAATATAAAAATAATCTTGAAAATTCTTTTCATGTATCAATTTTAGTTCACGATCTAATCGCTCTGCATAAATTGGATCATCTAAATTAACATTTAATTTAACTGCACCTTCTTGGCACATTTGTCTTAATGAATACTCATGATCTGATCTAAATATATCAGCTTTGAGCAATTCAGCTTCACAAACTAACATCGCGAAGTCTCTATTCATTATAGCGGTTGTAGCATCATCATCTGTTACACAATACGGCAATGAGGCGCGCCATTCGTTGTCATCAAGAATGTATTGTGGATTTAAAGATGTTTCGGAATTTTTGCCAAGTAATGTGTGATATGGAAGTTTATCTTCTGGATATGTAAATACATTATCTGATGTAGCAATAAATTGATATCCAATACTTTTTGCTTCTCTATACAGACCAATTGGTATTGATGGAGATAAAGCGATATACACATGTGTTCCTGGAACTATATCTTTCAAAGATACTCTATTATCTGCAATAATTATGACATTTTCTACCGCACAGGCTTCCTGATATGTCAATAATTGATAATATCCAGATTTGGATGTAGCCTTTAATACTAGCTCATTAATTGTACGAATTTTATCAATAGCAAAAAACGTCCAATACGATACACTGGGGCGCTTCTGTCCAAGTTGTGCTGTGACACCCAATTCTACTCCGTATATTGGTTTAATTTTAACTTCATCACATAACTTTTCCCAATCTACAAAACCGAATGTAGACATACGATCTGAAATTGGAGCTGCGCTCCAACCTAATTGGAGTACACGATTATGTACGTCCTCAATTTTTCCGAAAGCATGACGGAAACTGTATTCTGATTTAATTCTCATTTTCTAGTTCCAATTTCTTTCTTTCTGAAGCATATTTTCCAGGTCCATATCTTTTACTCATTTCTAGTGCATGTTGTATTTCATTTAATACAACATTTAGTTCTTGAATTAAATCATCTTCATCTCCTAAACTCGCTTTATCTCCATCTAAAACAAGTTTTTTAGCATGTTTCATTACTTTAATACACAATTTCAATAGTTTCTTTGATTCTCTATCCATTACAGTAGTCCACGCTTGAATAGTTCTATGGCACATTTCGCGGTAATGGTACAATCTACACTAGCATCATGTGCGCTTGCAAACTCTGCACCAAATAATTCTTTATGAAGATTTGTTAAACTCAATCTATAACCTTTAAGATGAATAGTATGTTGAATTAAATCTATTGCAGTTGGCCATTTAAATTTAGGCCAATTGTAACGTTGACACTCCAATTCTATCATATCCATATCAAATTTGATATTTTGCCCTATTAACATTGGCGCGCTGCTAAATTTTGAAATAATTATCGGTAATTCAAAAAACATTGAATGAGCATTTCTTAGTCTTTCATTAGTGATCTTAGTTATTCTTGTTATTTCTTCTGATACAGGCTTTAATGGTTTAAATTCTTGATAGTAACTATCAGTAATTACGCCTGCTTTTAAGTCAACATCCTGTATAGCCAAGGAAATAATCTCTGGCTGTATATCCAGTTTACGGGCCGGATTGATAATTAAGCCCGTGGTTTCACAATCGAAAACTGTAGCCAACATTATCTTTTCCTGCTTTTAAATTGTTGAGATTTAAGTGTCATAGCTTCAAATGCATCCATTCCTTTTCTAATTCTTCTTGTAACTGAATGATAATCTATATTTGGTTTAAATATTTCATACCATTCTTTAATACTTTTAGTATTACCATTAAATGTAATTAATATAACAGTATTATGATTTCCATCCTTAATTCTATCTTGCATATTATCACTATGTGATCCCCATCTAAGATGTCTATAATTCATACATAAAGTATGACAACATGAATGTATAGCCTCAGCTTCATCAAATGGTTTCGGTCCATTTCGTATTTTACATGCCATAATATGTGTTTCACCAAAATTTTTGATGAAACCATATCTATGTGTAATTTGGCCAGTATTTGCGTATGGCCAAATTACACATTCATTAGTTTCGTCATTTACATGATCGAAAAACCACTTAAGTGGTTCACCATTTTTAGTCATACGACTGCTTTCATTTCTTAGGATCGATTATGTTCAACGCTTTATATAGATCTTCTTGATTTTCATGTAAATTTTTAGATTTGATCTTAGATGGCTCTCTAGTTTGTCTTAATATCCAATTGTAAAGATTGTCTTTCATTTTCCTAGCTTTACTTTTCATTCCGTTAATAATAACTACTGGAAATTCTGGTATATCAGTATCTAAATAGTCACACATGTCCTTTAATGACATATCTTCTTCAACTTTTATTACCAATGCTGCTCTTCTAACATCAGCAGCATGTTGTTCAGCTTTTGTCCTTCTCATTTCCATTCTCCTTTTGTTGATCAAAAGCACCTAAACGCAACGCATACCCAGCTAAATCCAAAATACTATCTTTATGATGACCTTTAATATATCGGCATAACTTATCAACAATATAAAGAATGAATTTATATCTTGCAACATCATCCATAGTTTTTGGTTGCCAATCTGGTAATAATATCAACATGATCTGTGCAGTCTTATGCTCATTACTCCCATAAGCAGCGCCACGATCCTGCATAGTCTTAATAAGTTCATTTGCTAACTCGATTGCTACTTCTGTTTCTGTTTTCATTTAAATAAATCCTTTACTTGGATATTTCTAATTTGCAAGGTTGGAATATCAAGTTTATAAAACTCTAATATTGACTCTTCATTATCGTCAATAAGAAAATGGATTTGTTTAAAATCATTTTTGAAATAGTCTTTAATCAAAATTAACTTCAATTCGCTATTTTTAATGAAACAATCATCTGGGCGCATCAGAAGTGTCTCAATATCAATTCTATTTTTGACTAACCAATTAACAGTCATAGCTCGAAATTTTTCTGGTCTACCTGTAAATCCTACAAATTGATATCCCATACTTGAAAGAGAATTAATTAAATTGGCTACATTCTTAAATGGCTTGTCGTACTTACCGTTTTCATAATACTCGTCCCACGGGACTGAGCCAATCATGCTGTCACGCCAAAAAGAATTAGCGATGGTATGATCAATATCAATTACGATAATCATCACAGGTCTTTTATGATTATATCCAGCTTCTTTACCATATTTACTTTTTCTTCAGAAGTTAAACTTTTATTGGCATATATCATTTCTTGTAAATCTGATCTCGCTTTTAATTCATCATTCTTAACAAAAATATGGATCCATGGATAAACCTTCTCGACTGCTATAATCATTTGATCAACAACTTTGCGATATTCGTTCTGAATTCTGGCGCTGCTACGCTTTCGTATAAGGTTAATCCAATTGCGCATATTGATACTTACACATATGTTGGTATGAATATTTGTTGGGAGAACACCGCGCGCATCCTCCACTGCTACCCCTTGTTGCAACAATTCTTGATAACAAGAATCAATACATCTCATGGCATAGTTATAAACTGTTTCTCTGGTAGCATTTCCTTTAATTGTCAAGCCTATATCATATGTCCATTTATCCATATTTACTATTCGCATTGCTTGTTGAGCATAGCTGGCAGTGCGTGTTCTAACTAATTGATGAGTAAATGCGCGTGTAACATCATTTATTAAAAATGTGAAATAGACAAATTCCCAAGAACTAGGTAAAGTATTTGACATATATTTAAGTTCTTCAATAATTTTATCCTCTGACCATTGTTCAATTTCTGCCATTAAACTAGGTTGCATATTCAATCTAGTTGATCGAGTAAAAATAAGAATGTTGGCAGCGCGCCGTGCAGGATCAATATGACCATTCCCTGTATAGTCAATTAGTGTAACTTGCATCATTTTACTCCAACTATCCAGCTTTCGATTGTCTTTACGTCTTTAATTAAATCATCTAAAAGTAGTTTAGGTCGCCAACATGCGTATCGTCCTAGTGAATAGATATTGTGATTAACAGTAGCCCAACGCTGAAATTTCTTTCTCTCAGCATCATTTATTTCTGTTATTTTGAAATATTGTTGTTTTTTAAATTCTAAATCATAAATATATGAGTCAAAAAGACCTAAGTGGGTATAAATTTCTGTTATTTCCCAAGTCTCTGGTATTATAACACCTGGAAATTCTATTATTAATTGATTACCAGTAATAGTAGCACGGCTGGCACGTATTCCTGGATTTGGAAATAATACAGATACAAATGCATTGCAATTTTTGATTGTAGCAGTTGCTACAATCCCAGAAAACCAATTAAATTTAATATCGTGTGATCTATATTCTAGTGCATCCATTAAAATTGGCATAGGAATAGTTGAAATAGTTATTATTTTACTATCTATGAAATTATAATTTATTTCATACTTAATATTTACATTCTTCGACATTTGATCGATTAAATCTGGCGGCGCCACATAACGTTCAGAAGTCATAGTTCCTTCAATAATAGAACGGTCAGAACTAAATGTTCCAATACATTTTTTTGAATAAGAAATACTATCTGCTACTATATTTGCATATGGCACATATGTTTTCATCATGTTTACTTTTTTAAATTGAATTCCTAATATATCTCCCACATTAGGAGTGCGAAAGCGCAAAACGGCTGAATGGTTATTAGGTAATGATGTTTGTTTTTCATAAATTACAACATCGTGACGTCTCAGCATATTAGCTGCTAAGAGTCCTGCCATGCCTGCGCCAATTATATTGATGCGCATTATAACAACTCACAGAAACGGTTGAGCTGATTCGATAGCTTTTGATAGATCAGCTATCTCATCCTTTAAGATTTGAATATTTGTTCGGCCTTCATGGACATTGTCAGCTCCAAAACGAAAACATCTGGCAATTGCAAGAACAACTTCATTAGATTCCTCCAATAGCCAGCCTATCGCTTCAATTCTTGTGTGTGGCTTATAATCTTTAATTTTCATTAAAATAAGTCCTTCTTTGGTTGTTGCTCTAATTTCCATATAACATTATGAATAATTTTTGATATACTACCTGGTGAATAATTATATTTATCAGCTATTTTCTCAATACTATAACCATTAGATCGCATTATCCGTATATTGATAATATCAATTTCTGTTAAAATGTTGATATTTTTATTACGTGCTTGTTCATTTCTAGTTGCCCACTTACAGTTCCATTTCCAATAACCTTTATTATTATCAATACGTTCTAATGTATATTCTTTATTAGGTTTTGAACCTAAATCATTATAAAAATTGACAAAATATTTCCAATTTGGATCTATATCAATTCCTCTACCGCCATAATGGCGATAATCTTTATTATTAATATTGAAAATACGTTGCTTCATATCTTTCCATGAATTATACTCGTTTGGGAAATTTTCCAAATTATAGCTCATTTTACAAATCCTTTGCTGGTTTTACTGTCGCCTTCTTAAAAAATCTCAAACCCATTCGATCGAATGGAGGTATATTCTGCCCTTTGCTTTCTCTAATTTTTTCATGCAAGAACGCCTTTAATGTCATATGATGTATACTTTCAAATTCATCGAAATTAATTTGATGTTCTTGTAACAATTTACGAAATGAATCTGCATATGTATATTGACCTTTAGTAAAATCTATTTCAAAATGATCTTTGATATTCTCTTGTCCACCGTTATCAATAAACCATTGAAGCGTAAATTCGCGTTGAATTTCTTCTTTCGATAAAGCACCTTGAATAACATCGCTGATAGTAATTTTTCCTCCATCTGTCAATTTAAACTCAGACATACCTGCCGACATGATGGCTCTAGGTAAATCAATTTCTTCTATTTGAGCAAGTTCTTTATTCAAAAATTTTAGATGTGACTCAGCAAGTTCGATTTCTTCTTGAAGCTCTAATGATTTATTTGCCCAAGCTGAAATAGTGGACAATTGAGATTCGGTCGGCGCAACAAAGCCAAACAAATCTCTCACATCTTCTTCAAAATCAGCCATTTGACTTCCTTTGGATAATGTGCGCCAGCACGTATGCTGGCGCACAGGTTTATTTCGTCCGGTTCAGG